TTTTTGGTGACCGTGTTACCGTTCCTGAATTTGAAATCGTTTCAAATCCAACCGTTAGACATGCAGAAGTAAAGCGTAGACGTTTTCAGGTTATTGACCGTGCCCAGCAAAAGGCTCGTCAGGAAATTCAGGCCCAAGAAGATGCTAACGTATTTGCCGCTCTCAATTTCGCTTCTGATACCGCAAAGGGTGGCGAAAACACAGTTCAGCAGCTTGATAATACTCAGCCATCATATAGGCTATCTAAGACTGGCTTGTTAAATCTTAAGCGCCAAATTGATCGCTGGGATAACGTAACTGCGAAATATTTCATGCACATTAATCAGTTCACTGATATTCTCGATTGGGAATCTGCAGGTGCTGCTGGTGCATCGCAAGTTGATCCGGTGACACAGCGAGAACTTCTACAAACAGGTCTTTATGGTCACATCTTCGGTGCAGATATTATCGTAACTAAGATGGTAACCCCAAAGCAGGTATTTGCCTGTGCAGATCCAGAATTTGTTGGCGTTATGCCAATTCGTCAGGATATCGAAGTTATTCCTGCTGACGAGCCAAAACAACTCAAGATGGGCTGGGTTGTCTCTGAAATTATCGGTATCGGCATTCTTAACCCTCGCGGCGTTGCTTCGGGCGTTGTCAGCGAAGATTATCCATAATCTTAATTGATTTAATCAATTAAAATCCCCCAACAAAGTTGGGGGATTTTTTTATTTTATATTAAAAAAACATGTACATATATGAATCCGGATAAATTAAAAAAGAGATTGCATACCATACCGGCAACTCCATATAGAAAAATGTCGCACATAAAGGAATTGCATCGTCGCGAAGAAAATTATATAATCATTGAGCAGAAGAATAATGTTAATGTTGAGTTTGATGATTTTTTTGATCTAGATCGGGAAATAGACGTTGCCCGACCTGCCAGGGAATTGGTGTCTAGAACTTTTAATGGATATGGCGACAAATCTGATGAGCCGAGTTTTATAGAGATTAAAGAAATTGACGAAAGTAAGTCTGGCATACATGAAGAAAAGTCAATAACAATTGTTGCAACTCCGAATCCGAATAATTTTAATCCAATATTGTTAGAGCCGGAAAAACAAGAAGTTGGGCATGAGTATATGCAATGTTCCTTTGAGAAGCAGGATGGCGACCGCTGTAAAAGGCAGTCCTTAAAGAATAAGGACGTTTGCGCAATTCATAAAAAATATCTAGAGAAAAACGCAAGTTAAAATCTATTAATAAACAATATCACTTGATAATCTGATTATGCCGCCAGAAATCATTAGAGGTTACATAATGGCTAATCAACGAAATACAGCAGTCCAAGGTCAGCAAGTTGCATTAAAAGTTCAGTTTTTTAATGCGGATGGGGAAAAAACAGACCCTTCTGATACGCCAAAAATACAAATCTTGGACTCAAATAATGATGAGATTTTGGCATCAACCTCAAATGGCGTTTCAAAGCTTGACACGGGATTGTATCAGTATACATATCTGGTTCCTGTGGGTGCAGATTTGGGTGACTGGACGGATGTTTGGTCTGCAAAATTACAAGATGCAGAATTGGAAGTCTCATTTTTGTTTTCTGTTGTTACTCCAGATTCTATCCTCGAAGCTACGACTGGCCCCGGAAAAATAAAAATAGGCGATGATGTAGTATTTAATTTCAGTGATGATGAGATTTACGGAATAAATGTTTGCTTAAAGCTATTAAAGCCAAGACTAAGATCTTCTGGAAAAAAACCAAAAAGAGATGAATTTGGTGCGTTTGTTTATGATGGATATGGCGAGCTTATACTGGAAGATTGTAATGTATTTGATGATGAGCTTTTGGCAGTATTTCTGTGCCAGTCGCTGTCCGAATTTAACTCAACTCCATTTTTCACAGGATATACATTTGCAGACCCATTAGTCCAGAATCTTTTTTCAGCCATTATCGTTGAGGGTGCGTATGTTTTTGCGCTAGCATCACAAGCTATAGTTGAGAAGGGAAGAGACTTTACGATTTCCGATGGTGGGATTAATTACCAGCCCCCACAGCTTGGAGAGTTTTTACAGGGCCATTATAGTACATGGCTCTCTTCGTACAGAGAGCGTGTTAAGTTTATAAAGAACAATATCAGGCCCGGTCCAAGATCTTTTGGAACATACTCCAATATAACTAGCAACGCGCCTGCGTTTACTAGGCTTCGCCATCTGCGTGGGCGAAGGATTATTTAATGGAAGAATTGATCATATCTGCACTGATAGAAAGAGGCGGAGTGTTCGGGCTTCTCCTTTCTATTTCCTTTGGATGGATTGTATATAGAGAAAGACAGTTTTCGTCGAAGTCGAAAGAAGCTGAAAATGATAAGAAAAATGAGCAGGTTTTAAATGATATTTTGTCAAAAATAAATATTATTTATGAAAATGTCGATGACTATAGAATATCTAATAGCAAAACATTGAAAAAAATTTCAGAAGTGTTTGTTTATTTGGAGCAGTTTGAGAAGGTAAATAGCGAAAATTTATTTAGGATTGATAAGTTAAGCGAAAATCTTGAGAACGTAAATCAAGAAAGAGTGGAAGAATTAAAAGAAGTTTTATTAAATTATAACAAGACAATTACAGAGCTAACAATAACGCTTGAAAAAATCAAATTTTTATTGAAGAATAAAATAAACGAGGATGATTATGGACTCTAAAAAGCAAAAAGATGATGAGCTTAACAAGTTGATCGAGAGATGTAAGGATTTGAGGAATAATTTAAATAAAAACATATCTGAGATTATTGAAGCTGCTAAAATCCTCGAATCAAAAGAGGAAAAAAAGAAAAAGGAGCAGACTCTTGAGGAAAATAGAAAACTGCAAAATTGAATATTTTGGATTTGAAGAACCCCAAACCCCAGGGGAAATTGATCTAGAGATTCACGGCTTAAACGTTGCTATTGCTGAATGCAACAAAAGAATAGCTACGCTAAAACAAAGTTTATTGCTAGCAAAGATGGTTGCTGAGGAGCTAAATAATGATAATAATGGCTAAAGCAAAAAGCAAAAAAAACAGTGTTTTGAAAGAAAGAATTCATTTGCTATCTAAATTAAAAAAGCAAATGAAAAAAGATGAAATATGTATAGATATATGTGATGAATACGGTTTTGACGTATCTATAATAGATGGGATACCAATTGAATTTGATGACTCTCTTGAGGTTTCCGCAAAAACAATAAACTCCAAAATATTGATAAATTCAAAATTTATAAAGAAAGATTTTGATATATTAATGAGATATGCGGTTCATGAATTAGTTCATGCGTTACAACATATGCAACAGTTTGGTACAAAAAACAATTCTGATGATTCTCATTATTTAGACAATGAAAATGAATTAGAGGCATTTCAACGGCAAGTTGAGTTTCAAGCAAAGAATGATGGCATACCGGAAGCAAGGGAATACGTCGAAGACTTAATTGAATATCATGAAGTGCCCGAAGAAAAGAAAAAAGATAAAAAAGAAGAGTTATTAGAGAGAGTTTGATGATTCAGATATCCGAACAATTTCCGCCAGAAGGAGCAAAAGATGTGTCTCCTTCAACTATGATTGAGTTCAGATTATCTGATTCTTTAAGCACAATTATTGATGGCTCCATAATTGTTCTTGTAAATGGGAATTTTGCGGTAAAAGATGGGTTAATTCAAGATGGTTATGATGGCATAGGCGCATCTATTACTCCGGATATAAATGGGTTTCTCATATCAATAAGCCCAGAATATCCGTTTGAATTATCAGATAATGTACTAGTCAAAGTGCAAGCAAAGAATGATGATGGTAAATTTTTTAATCATGAATATAGTTTCCATACCACCAAGCAAGAACCGCAGTTAATTTATAGCTCGCCAAAAAATAACGATATAGTTAGCTTGCCTCAGATAATTTATATGCACTTTGAGGATAGTATTGATGGCATAAATTCGAACACCATAAATATAGATATAAACCAGGTGAGCTATGTTGTGGATGGACAAATCCAAACAAATGTCAATGGTTTCTTAACTGAGATTATTGATAACTCAAACGATGTCGTTATCAAAATAGATCCGAAGAATAATCTTCAAAATGGTGAATATAAAATAGATTACTCCATCGAAGATACGCTCGGTAACTTGCTCGTAAGTGATTTAAGTTTCAAGGTAATGATGAGCGAAGTTGTTCTTCCTGATTTTTTTCCACAAACAGGGTTTGTTGGCTTTTACCAAGGAGTCTTTGGTGTTGCGGATAATGGTGATGGGGAATCTTTAACGGTAAGCGTATCGCAACCAATAAGCAGAAGCTATAAATCAGAATCCTTTGTTCTTGTTTATCAAGCAGATAATCACAATGAAGTTTTTGATGGTAACCCAAAGTATATGTTGAGGCACGATATAAGAAATTTTCTGGTGCCCGAACTAGAACCTGGCAAACAGATTTATTTTGGCGCAAGAGCTATGGAGGTTTACAAAGATTCAATTGATACATCCGGAATGCAGGAAATAGAGGAGGGGGCTTGGGTTTTTCCTGGAGATACATACACAACCTCATTTTTATCATCAGATGACTTAGTTGTACCAGTATCTTCAACATTCGGCTTTCCATCAGTAGGGTTTTTAAAAATCGGTTCAGAGGTGTTGAAATATTCATCAAAAGATGATGAAAATTTTTATATATCAACAAATGGCAGAGGTGTTAGTGACACAACACCCGGAATTTATTTTGAAGATGAGCAGGTTTCATTATTCACTTCTTGTCAGGATGATAATAAGATAATTATTGCATGCACACCTACCTATTCTGATGGTTATTCAAGTGGAAGAGCGTTGGATGAGGTTGGAGTGAATGTTACCGACTACACTGATAACGATAGAACATTTTTCCAAGGGTTTGATTACTGTGGATACCATCATGCACTTCCATTCAGGACTTTAAACGGGAAAGATGATTGCGGAAGTTATTTGGGCGGAGAATATAATGGATTTAAAGGATTTAATTTATACGATCAAATGCTGAATAACGAAGAGGCTTTACTTGAAAATGTTGGCGAGCCAGTTATTCTTCTCAAAAGAATATGGAATGGCGAAAAATGCTCTTGTATGAATCTTAGGAAGATAAGCCCAAGGCAAAGAACTTGTGGAGAGTGTTATGGGACGGGATTTGCCGGTGGTTATCAGCAGTTCTCAAATACAAGACGCCAAGACAGAAGAATTATGGTTAAAATGCAAGACTCCGCAGAGGACTTGAAGCATGGAGAGAAAGAGCATTTGACTCAGGAATTTGAGCCTCAAGCATGGACTCTGGCTCTTCCTTCGATACGGGATAGAGATCTAATAATTAGATTCGACTTTACAGAGAATCGAGAGTTTATCTATGAAGTTCTCGATGTGTCAAGAGAAAAAATGATATTTAGAAAATATGGTAGACAAAACTTAAGATTAAAACGATTAGACGTTACAGATATAGTTTACTCAATTCCATATACCAGAAACTTTTAGGAGAAATGACTATGAAAATTCCATGGATTAAAAACACAAGAGGGAAACCGGATTCGATGCTGACCTTCGCAACGGTGTCTTTTTTCGTTGTGACTTTAAATCTTTTGGCGGCAACAGTGGGTCAAATCGTTACTGATAAATATAATTTAACATTTGCAGTTATGGATAGTGGCGTTATGGCGGTTTATTTAGGCGCTACATTTACTGCTTATGTAAGCAGAAGATATACTGATTCAAGACCTGTGAGTAAAGATAATGCCATCGAAGAAAACAAGTAATAAGCTGCAGAAAATCTTAAACTCATCAGTAGAGTGGTGGTCTACGCTTAACTTTTACATGAAGCTTGGTACTATACTTATAGTCTCTATAATATTTTACTTCTTAATGTCTATTGGTATGGATTACGTTGATACGAGAAAAGACAAGGAGTATAAGAAGGAAAGAGAAGAGTTGATTATACAAATAGAGAAGTTAAAAACAGAAAGTGAAATAAGAGAAGTGGAGATCCAAAGGCTATTAGATGAGCGAGAAGTTGTTAGAGGCAAAATAAAAGAACTAGAATCTCTAAAACCGAAAAAAAGAGATAAACCGGCATCGTTTGATGAGATAGATTCCTTTTTCAAAGAGAGGGGGTTTTAGTATAAGACACCTGAAGGAGATAATATGTTGAATAGATTGATATGTTCTTGGTTGTGTGTTGGTTTAATATTTCCTAATGCTTTTGCGGGTGAGCCTTTGCCAAGAGGAACCGTACTCGAAAAAGATGTATATGCATTTGATCAGAATGAAGCAACAAAATTAATGGATAGGGTCCAGG